GGAATATCCGTGCAATGAACAGCGGTTATTCGACCTTGTAAAGTAATTCTATTTAATTCTTTTACCACAAATCGATAATGCTCGAAAAAGTCGTCATACCCTAATGCGTTTGACAGGTCCTTTACATCGCTCGAATAATTATAGAGACCTCCAAACGGAGGAGAATACAGCGACAGATGAACACTATCGTCTTTCATGTCCTTCATGACCTCCATACAGTCTCCATTGTATAGCGCGTACTTGTCGGTTACTTTTTGCTCTTTTATATCCATTGTGGCAACCCTCCCTCATTCACACATTCATTCTCTTTTTTAATCTCTAAAGAGTTATTCATTTCGTTTACTAGGTTTTCAAACATCTGCATTGCAGAGACGTTTTTGCGCTGTAGATTCTTCATTATCTTGCGCTCTCCTTCAGTCAAAACGATATTTACGGTGACTTTGTTTTTCTGTCCGAACCGCCAACATCTTCTTACCGCTTGATAATATTGCTCGTAGGAATGAGAAGGAAAATAAACTATATCGCTACAGTTTTGCCAATTCATGCCCCATGCTCCGATCTTAGGCTTAGTGATAAGCGTTTTAATACTTCCAGAGGCGAAGTCGATAAAAGCTTTTTCCTTTTTATCGTCGCTGTCTTTTCCGGCCACCTGTATAGAGTCGGGTATTATTTTTTCCAGGCAATCACCCTCGTCGTTAAGCTGACACCATACGACGGTTTGACCTTTGTTTTTGGAAACAATTTCTAAAACTCTCTCACATCTCTCTTTTATCGTTCTCCTCTTCTCTTCTCTTTGCTCGGGTAAAGAATTTGCAGGCAGATGAAATAAATATCCCTCCGGCATGGAGTCAGCCTCGACCAGTGATTCAACTTCCTCTAATTGGGGTAAAACAAAATCAGAGTCATCGAATCCCAAGTCGGACGGCTTTCTACACGCGCGAGCCCAGGATGTCACCCATCGCCAAAACATTATTTCAGCGTGACCCTTGAATCTCCATTTCGGAGCCTCTCCAAACATCCTCCGGAGTGTAGTTGTATTGTTGTCGTTTTTAAAAAAGCGACCTAACATATCCATAAACCCCATGTAACCGAGCGCCTCGCTAGAGGTGCCTAGTTCTATATAATCATTTGGAGCAGCTGTGGCAGTCGCAAGTAATCGATAGGGAATTTTCCTCATAAACTCTGTTATCTCAGCCTTGCGAGTTCCGTTGAAGGATTTCAATATACTTGATTCGTCGCATACCACTCCAGAAAAATCGTCACTATTAAACATGCTTAGTTTTTCATAATTGGTAATTGTTATTCTAGATTTAACACTACCATCCATCGACCTATAGATTTCGATACCGAATTTTTCAGCCTCTCTCACCGTCTGAGAAGACACCGCCAAGGGTGCCAATATTAAAACTGGTTTATCTGTTTTGAGAGCTACGTTTTGAGCCCATACTAATTGCTGTGGTGTTTTACCTAATCCGCAATCCTCAAATAGTGCGCACCGCCCCTTTTCAATAGCCCATTGGGTCAACATCTTTTGAAAATCGAATAAGAAGTCAGGCATAAACAACGGCTCAAACCCATGGTTCGCTCCGGTCTGTTGCTTAGATTTAATATACTCCTCGTAATTCATATTAGTACCCCTTCTCAACTCTATCCGGATGTCCAGTTTTTTCCCTCTTTATCTCCACAACCACACACCTGCGTATTTTACCTGCCATGTAGCAGACTTTTGATTTTCGTTTTAGCGCTCCATGTCTCAGCAAGATTCTATGATATCCAATCGATGTATTTATCGATTTTATTATCGCGTCGCTGCGCGTATCAATTGCGAGCAGTCCCTTTCCCTCCATTTTGAGTCCGCTTCGATTTAGAATACCTCTCAAGTGTGACTTCGTTTCGCTACCGAGTTGCGCCGCGTAGCCCTCTTCGTCTTCCGCGGGCTCCGAATGTTCAAAGTATCCCTCTTCAATTGCGTAGATAATTTCTCTTAACGATACCATCTCTCTCATGGGTTTCTCGATTAGTACTTTACTATCGAGAATTTTATCGAGCATCTCTTCCGCTTCGTCTCGTTTTTCTTCAGGAGGACATTCGTTATAGAGCTCGTGAATTAAATCAGCCACCCCTTTGACGTCTAGGTCCTCTCCCTTCCAAATATTTTGATACGTAGATAATAACAACGCTTCCGCTAGAGAATATCGACTGTCTTTTGTAGTGACTTCTTGAATTACGTCCGCGTATCGATGCGCGTCTTCGATGATTTTCGGGAGCGACTTCCACACGAGCGCGCGTACACCTCGACAGTTTTCATACGTAAGTATTTTTTTGAGTTGTGGCTTGTACTCGCGTATGAAATTCATGGACTGTTCCGCGTCCGGCATCTTTAAATTAATTCTAAATATACGGTTATCGTCTGCAATAGATTCGATAGTTGGGTCGATTGCTACAAATAAAAACGTACTCCTCATCGCAAAGTACATACCTTTACCGTCCTTCGTTCCTTTAGCCGCGATAGGTGCGTCGTTCGAAGTCGATTGTCTCATCATTGAGAATAAATTATCTCTGTTGATTTTCTTGCGCTTCGTATCCGATTCCGCCTCTTCAATTATTACCGCTGCGCTATCGTTTCCGATGCGTTGACGCACGCCTGGTTCGGTCGTCTCTCCTCCGCTAAACACCTCCGCAGCCGATATCCCCTTTGCAATATAGTCGATGATAGTAGACTTTCCCGACCCACTCGGGCCAGTGAGCAGCAACGCAGGGCGCCAGGGAAGAGCTCCACCGAACGGCGCGATTGTTGACCATGCGAGCAACCTCATTCCGTCTAATTTCGTTTCGTAAGTTAATTTTGAATTGAAGTGCTCCACCTCGTTGAGTGTTTCGCGCGAAACATGCGCGTCTCTTATTCCGATGTCTCTTCTATTTTTTCGGACGTACATCCTACTTGCGCCTATATCGCCTATCGTCTGCTGTCCGTCGTGATAGCATAGCCTTCCGTCGGGCTCGCTCCAGGCGCCTCTTCCGCGTACACACAAAGGGTCGAAGTCCTGATGTGTTGCAACGTCGATGATAAAGTCTATACATTTCTCCCAATCGGTCTTTCCCTTATGTCCAAATTCATCTACCCAGAATTCCAATTCTGCACACGTCAATAATTGAGATTTAGTAAGAGCGGAGACGCTAAAATCCCACATACGGTCGTTTCTACCAACAAAATAAGCGCGTCCATAATCGTCGGTGCCCAGAATTCTAAACGGTGTGTCCGAGGACTCTGCAATCTCGGTATGCGTCTTTGGCTTAGGGGGCTCAATTTTATCGCCTTTGATGATGTACTTTGCGAGTTCAGCAGGCGATTTACACTGTAGGGCTTCTTCGATGTCCGCTCCGCTCGCTTTTATTTTGCGCGCTTCTTCGAGCGGTTTGCAAACTTTCGCTTTAGGTAATTTCTCCAGAATCTCAAACGCTGCCTTTATTCCAGGTTGCTCGTGCGGAGGAAGTATCGCCTTCGTCGTGCGGTGTTTCTGCTGGTCGTCGTCGGGATAAATATAGACGTCTCTGCCTTTTAAAAATCCCCAGTGCGCAAGATGCACTTTACCCGTTCCGCCGTTCCAAGTGGTTGTGATAAATCCAGGAATTTGCTCTGCGATAAATGCGTTTTTAGCTCCTTCTACAATCAATATTGGTTTGGACTTATCAGCTGCTATTTTATCTCGATTGTAGGTTCTCACAGGAGGTCTAGAATGCTTTAGATATTCGCCGTCCCACCAAAATGAAACAACCGTTTTTCTATCTCCGTCTTCGAACCGAACGTCTACAATTTCCGTCTCGCCTTTTTCGTTTTTAAACTTCCAGCCCGCGATAAATTTACCATAGTTTCGACGGTCTCCTGATTTTTGGAATGCATCTCTATTATAGACCTCTCCTGATTTATCCTCGGATACAGTAATCCACTTTTTAGACTTCGCTTTTTTATCGGCCAACTCTACGCCGAGCACCGACGCGACGTTTTTAATTTGTTCTGGAAATGTATCGAGCCCGTGAAGTTGCCCAGCGACTTTGAAAATATCTCCACCGAATTGACAGCCAAAACATTTAACGTATTCGTCGTTAACAACCATACTGGCCGTCTTTTCAGCATGCGCAAAGCAGCTGATTTTAGGTTTGCTTTTATTCTGGTCGAATTCTATCCCCGATAGACGCAGGTAGTCTTTTAGACGAGGTTTCAGGTCGCGAGCTTCCATGTGTTATTTAGTGTCCTTTGTGCGTCGCCTAAAAGCCATCGCCAGAGCCAGCGCCAGCGCCAGCGCCAGCGCCAGAGCCATTTACAAACTCTCCGTTATCAATGTCAGACATTTTAACGGATGGCACTTGGTACCTC